TCTTTAACTTTCACCCGCTTTATTATGCCAGTTAAATAAATATAATATTTAGTAATTTTCATTTTTGAAAGGTAATTCTATGAAAAAATTATTATTTATTATTACGTCGTCTCTTTTATTTTCTTTTAATTATGCTGACCCTATAATCAAACAATTCACAAATATTGTTGATAATTATGGGTGGAAATGGAATTTGACTGTCATGAGTTTAGATGGTAATTTTCCCGGCACATCCCTCGTAATAGATGGTTCTGGCATGTACAATCCATTTGATCTAATGGGACAACAAGCTACAATTGATTTAGTTAAAAATGGAATAGCATTAAATCCTGCAACCATGAACGAAAGTGGTATTATTACTTTAACGATGCCAAATCAAAATCAGTACTACACCGAAGTCAAAGTAAATACTATAGCAAGCTACAATTATATTTATATTGGCACGAGTGTGTTTGGTAGCAACCCTTCTCGGGATAAATTAATTGGCATGACTTTTCACGTTGTATACCAATAATTATCTAAATTTAGAAGCCCAACAGCGACAATTATAATCTTGTCCAACGTGATAACCTCCAGTTTCTCGGGGCGGCGTACATAAAGAAACCCATTGAAAATTCATGCGGGCATGCGTAGGGCGTACTCTGCTATCCATTTGAGTATGCCATTGATATTCAGTATAACCGTTTGAGATAGCGTTATCAAATAAAAACTCTCTCACATTCCCAATCGTTGACATAGTTGTAAAAAGCACAATTTTGTCTTCTGTGTTTTTAACAATCTTATGCACAAATTCTGTACTTAATTGATCTGTATAGCTGTAATTTTGTTCTAATACAGATAATTCAATAAATTTTTGTTTGATATATTCCGTAGTGACATTTAGCATTTCATCGTTGGCAACAACGAGCTGATTAGCTTTTTTATCGTTTTGATAATCTGATACAGGTTTGATTAATGATGCAGCCAGCTCGTCGGCTTTTCCGACGTATTCAGCATTTATATCTTGTATTGTGCCAAAATTTTCAATGCGCCAGAATTTAACAGTTTCATCAATTTTAGGTTTAGTTAAATTTTTAATATCATTTAATTCATTTAATAGCGTACCAAAGGGTATAAGTAAATCATCAGCATATTGATGCTCGAAACGCATTGATTTTGGATGATAATTGCGTATTTTTTTTATGTTGTTATAACTCATCACATCAATCCTAATCCATGCCTGCGCTGTTGCTGCATAGGCTTTTTAACAAAAATACTTACTTGTGCACGTTGGTTAATTTGAGAACTTAAACCATACGCCAAAACGTCTACCTGATCATCATGTGGCATAGTTTCACCATTCATTAACGCATGTTTTAAATCAGCTCTAAAACATTCGCATTCTTCAAAAAATTTGGCCGCCCAACTTGCATCCACGGGTACATTTACAAATCCGCACTTAATTATACCAAGACCATCGTTTAAGCGCAAGAATTTATCTTTTTCAGGTATTAATTCAAAGACTGGAATCCCTTTGCGTGGAAGTCTTTGCATCATACCAATACCGCAAGAACCGCGCTCCACATTAACACCTTTAGCGCCAAGATGTTTCCATTGATGCCATTTATCAATGATTAATTGCTCTAAATCAGGCTCTTCTAATTTTACGCGCATCCAGTCAATTATAAAAAACTTACCTTCTTCAATCTTAGATTTACCAAATAGCCCCAGTACACTATAATCGTTAGCTTCTTTGGTGCGACTAGCGCCATCTAACACAAAATAAAACTCCCTGAAATAGCCCGGAATGCGTAGTTTTTCTTGCAAATCATATCTATTAAAATCATTGCGATTAAGCACAGCACCAAAATCAGCATAGCTAATATTCCAGTTACCGCCTAGTAACCTTTCTCTTTCAACTTTATTCTGTGACTTTAAAGAGCTTAGATAATTAGGATCAGTTTCAAGCAATATCTTATTATCATAAATGCTCGCGGGTATAAATGTAAAGCTGCGAGGTCTAGCGCCTCCATTCCATTCTAAATCGCTATAGTACTCGCGTAATTCGTCTTCACTATCGCCCCAGATAAATTGATTGTCTTGTATAATAAAATATCTAATTATTCCGCTACGTTCCTGTATTGCAAGCCCAGTATCTGGATCAATCCACCATTCGATCATCTTACGCACCCAACTATCTTTATCAGGGTTACATGTTGCGCGCACGTATGGTTTAATGCCACACGTAGAACGGTTACGGGTTAGCAAATAAGTAAATTGCTTGAAAGTAAAATGAGTTACTTCATCGAAACACAGCAAGCATATCTCTGTACCTTGGTACTCATATACAGTATTATCATTCATTAGATGCGCAAATTTAATTGTTGCGCCGGATGGAAATTTCCAATCAAGCTGCTGCTCACGAGGAGTTGGCCTGATTTTTTCTGGTAATTGATTATATAGCTCTTGAGATGCATCCCAGAGGCCACCGGGGCTTCGTATTTCCACACCGCTTCGGCGAAATGTTAATGCTTTGAAACCTTTAACATTATAATGGCGTAAGGGCTCCATGATTAAAGCATGTGTTTTACCACCCCCGGCCTGTCCACCATAAACGCAAATATCGGCACTACATGCCAAGAATCTTTCTTGTGGGCCGGGTTGAGGGGTAATTTTCATTTTTTAATTACACAAAACAAGATTTTCATATGATATATAATAATTCCACTACTTCCTCATTGTTCAAAATAAAAGTGGCATGAATTTGCACTATGCAGAATGAGTAACACCCGGTAGTTTACAAATGTACCATAAATTTAAATGAGGCTTTTCAATAATAAGTGAATCTACTTCACCATTTGAATTGTAATATACTTTATCTTCATACCAAAATTTGTTATTTTCATCGTCTTTATCAGCAATCGTATATCCTTTTTTCGCATATTTCAAGGCTTTGGCAAAATCGAAATATTTGATTTCTTTGGTTTTTGATAGTTCATTTACCATTCTTTTAGCGTTGCTCTTACGTTCTGATTGCCCTGATGTGTCAATTTCTGAATCAACAAGTTTCACTTGGTCAAATTTATAAAACCACGTTGGGCAAAAATAACTCACACATTCAGGTGGTAAATCTTTAACTCTCACTCCTGAATCTGAGAAAGATTCAATCACCCCAATTTTTCCAACCGCGCTTTTTATTACACCACTGCTGCAAACGGTTTCTAATTCTTTTATTAAAGCATCCGACAGTATTTCTACCTTATCGCCTACTTTATAGTTGATATGATTTTGATAAGGATCCTTCAAAATCTTTACTTTGTCACCCCTCTTAAAGTTAAGTTCTGGTTTATCAGTTGCTTCAAATAACTCTAAAGCATCTGGGGAAAAATATTGGATCATTGTTTCACTCTCTGTATGTCTTACATCACTAAAACCAAAATTAATAAATGTGGCAATTGTAATTTCAACACCCACTATTAAATTTCCAAATGAGTTAACCTTATTTTCTGTAACTGTTCCAATTATTCCATCGTAACGCTCATTACTCTTGCCGATTGTAGGGCCTTTAATTTTAACTTGATCGCCTTTTTTAAATTTTTGCTTATTATTTTTTTCTAAAAGCACCAAACATTCGTTTGTTAATTTTCTAATCTCTTGTAATATGTTCATTTCTTACCCCTTCCGTTATCTGGTAAATAAAAATGTATGCCTTCGCTTTTCTCTTCGTCATCCTCATCGTTAGGCGCTTTTATAGAAGGTCTATTGCCTGCAATTGAAGCTAAATCTGGCATAGTAGCCTTCATTTTATTAGCCATAATAATACGTTTAAAATCGTCCGGCTCATTTAAAGTAGCTCTGAGATTCTTCATATTTAAATTAACAGCGTCTTTAATGAAATTATCAACAATATTATTTAACTGTAAAATTTCATCAACTTTATTTTTAACTAATGCCTGCGCCTTTTCATCAATTTTGTCAATTTTTTCTTGCACATTATGTAACATCGTTAGAGCCTCAGCCTTTTCAGCCACAATAGTTGTCAATTTTTTATTATCCCAGTGCTCTTTTTTTGCTCTCATTACAATCGCGGTGCGAGGTATTTTGACTTTTTTTGACACTTCCGCACAACTTTCCCCCATCTCAAATAACGCTTGGGCTTCTTTCCAAATTTTTAAGGGGTAAGCCATTAAATGATAATCCTTTTGAAAGTACAGCCTAATTGAGATTCAATAAAATTTTGACGCAATAAATATAAATTTCTTTTATTAAATTTAATTTTTCTAATTCACTATTAAAACAATTTTTTAATTTGTATAGCTAATAACTTTTCAACTTTTCAGATGATTGATAAATATTTACCCATTATTCAGCTCTTTGTGTGCTTTTCTTATGAGTTAATGCTGGCTCTTCTATGATTGTAAATCTAGAGATTTGACGAGTAGGTTTAGTATCTTCTGTAACATGACCATGCTTGATAGCATCTTGCATATCAAAAGAATGCGGACGCCCCATTTTGTCTTTATAATTTTCGATAAACACACTAGTCGTTAGCATATCGTTTTTATGAGCTTCAAAATACCAATCTGGCACTTCTACTATGTCACCAATGCGAACATCTTTCATCTCAAATTCAGATCCCGCTAATAAGCGTTGCTGATAGTCTTTAAATGATTTAAATTTCATTTCTAACATTTTATCTTTAAAATCTTGATAAACTTCATCGGGTATCATATGAACGGATGTGGTTACATTAAATTTTACTTTCTTCATCAGCGGGCTCCTTAAATAATTCTGAAATGGGTTTTATAAGTAAATTACCAATTTTGAATTGGTTCAATGTTCCATGTATTATTTGCTCAATTAAACCGTTACCAATTCTTTTTGATACCGGAAACATTTTAGGTTTAGATTTTATTTGATCGGTTACTACTACGCCCTTTAATAAATCTAAAGATATTTGTTGATTTTCTTTACCAATAAAAATAATTTTTATTAATGTGTTTGTTCTAATTTTATTAAACACATCAAGCGGAATATAAACTAAATTAGGAGAACGTGTAATATACATTTATTTTTCAAACTCAGTATAAGAAATTTTTAATCTGTCTAGTTCTTTTTTTATGCTATCAAAATTCATTTTATTTTCTGTTTCAATTTTAATCCCAAATATTGAATCTTTATTAACAACGGCAGTATCTTCAATATCTAATGCATTTAAATTAACTGGTAAATCCATACCCCAATCAAGTAATAATTCGGTATCCCAGCATGGCACCTTAGAATAATACCCAAAATGCTTTAATGCTCTTAAACGTTGATTGCCGCCAATTACTACAGGTACAACTACTAAAGTTCTAACTTCCAACATTTCTGGAAAGTCTTCAAGTGATTTGATCGCCTTAATGAAACCATCTTGCGTTAGATCACGCGGATTTTGCTTAATCCCCTATCTCAATGTTTTCAATCATAATCAGATTCTTTAAACCGCATAGTATCAATCCTGTGTTTACGATACATTTTACATACATCTTTTCTGTTATCAATTGCTAAAGATATAGGGTCGCCATAGGATTTTATGATTTGATTCAGTAAAGTTTCCTTAGTTTTAACATCATCTTTACTCTCTTCATTAGGTGAATAAATATTATCCCACGGAAGGCAAGCAACTTTTAACAAATTTTCTATTTTTGCTTTATCTAGTGGATGTAAATTTGCAGCAGTAATCAAACAAATATCGTATTTTCTGTATGCAAAACCTCTTAAACAATCAGCAACAACATCATTAATTTGTTCGTTTTCGTTTAATAAAGTGCCATGCAGATCACACAAAATCATCATTTTAACTGCCTACGCTTGATTTTCTGAAGCTGTTTGCTCTGGTTGTGCTTCAGCGGCTACATCTTTAGCAATTTGCTGTAATTCTTCTTGTGTTAAATCTCTCGGAGCTGCTGCGGGCTGTTGGTCTAATACAAACCTAGCCATTCCACCACCAGATTGTGTTAATTGCGAATCTTCACCGTGAGTAACTTTGATCACGAGTCTGTTATCGGCCAAAATTATTTTTGTAAAAACCAAATTTGGTATTGTTGTTTCGTTAACTGTTAAAATTTCTGATATTTGCATGATTATCCTTTTTAAATAAAAAAACCCCACTGAGAATTGAAACGGAGCGGGGTTTTTCGATGAATGCGTACATTCAATTTATCCGTTTCGATACATAAATTCAAAGTACAGACTGCATTATACCTTGAGATTTTCTATTTGTCAAATTATTTTTTGAATTACTGTTGTTGTTTTACCTCAAACTCTTCAATCTCAATGAGTTTATTGCGATGATCAATCAATAAATTGCCATAAAGACGATTATTTTTTTTGTCAATCATGATACGCTGTCGAGGCTTAACTAATGCTCTGTAGTTTTGTCCTGTAAGTAGTGCATCCTCAATGTCTAAAGCCTCATTTGCCCATTTATTGAGAGTGATTATTGTTGATCGTATTTGATGCGGTTGTAATGATGGTTTAGCTAAAATGTAACCATAGATTGTGTCCCACTCTGAGTTTGTAAATTTTGTATTTTGTTCTTTTGCAATTTGCTTCCAATTTTCAAAACTATTATTTGCCATTTTTTTGATGTAATCAGGTGAGTCCAAATTTGTTGGCTCGGGTTTTTCCGAAGTAGCGCGCCCGCGCTGTACTTGTCCTACTCTTTCTCTTTCTCTTTCTCTTTCTC